GGGGGGGGGGGGGATTTTTATCATTATATTTGTATTTCAATTTCTTAAATCTATTAAAATTTATGTTATGAAGAAGATTTTACTTTTATTTGCGGCAGGTTGTACACTGTTATTCACCGGATGCTCTAAAGATGATAAGGATGGTGGGGCTAACTTATCATTAAATGAGACTAACATATCTTTACATCACGAGCAAACAAAACAATTAAAAGCTTCTGATGCAGTTACATGGAGTTCAGAAAGCAATTTTGTTGCTACCGTGAATGCAAGCGGTCTTGTTGAAGGGAATCACGTTGGCAAAACCCATATCGTTGCCACAAAAAATTCGGATAATGTAAAATGCGTGGTAGAGGTAACGCCGATGTACAGCACTTTCACCGAACCCCTTTTCGATTTTGGAGCAAGTGTAGACCAAATAAAATCAAAAGAAAAGAGATCATTCCAATATGCAAAAGATAACGGTATTTTGTTCAAAGGAGGCAAGAGTTCTGAAGTTGCTGTAATGTACTTATTTGAAAACAGTAAGATGGTTTGTTCGGCAATATCCATATCGTATTTATATGCAGAGGAAGCCATAAAATTTATAGCAGAGAGATATCAGCCTATTGTGAAAGAGGGATATGATTATTATTTTGTCAATAATGATCTGGATAAAAGTACTATGCTTATTGCAATAAGCTTGGATAGCTTGGATGATTCCATGCTTATCATGTACACAGAAGCGTCTGCAAAAGGCAAGGCGCTATCGGATGGGGGCGAAATGCAGTACGAAAATTACTTTAGAGAGATAATGAATAGTCAAATGTCGGATAATTAATATATTAATAAATGAAAAAACTAATATTGATAGCAATTGTTGCTTTGGGGACATTCGGCTGCGCCTCTTATCGTCAAATAACATACATTGGCGATTTTAGGAAGTACACAGATGAAAATTTTGTGGTCTCAGTTGTGGCAACCGGGTATGAATACGATCCTGTCGGGGAAGTAGTTATGAAATTCTCAGCGGGGAGGAAGCCTGGGTATATTCGCCCTGGTTATAATCCTACGAGCCGCCGCGCGTCGTTACCAAAAAATTTCTTTGTACCGACTTATGAATTTATGCTGGATGAATTGGTTAAGGAAGCGAAATCACTTGGCGCAACCGGGTTGCTCAATCTTAGAATAAACGAGGTGAAAAAATCAAAGTCCAGTACTTACTATACGGCTTCTGGATTTGCAGTAAAGATCAAGAAGTAATAAAGTGATCGACAAAAGAAAAGCCGGGGATTATTCCCGGCTTTTTCTTTATCCATCACCAAACTAAATACTATCGCCTATACTAAGGTAGGGCAACGAATCGCTGTCGAAAAAATCAATTTTTGTTTGATATTTAAAAAATCATTCTTATATTTGTAATGTCTTCTATACTGATAGGTGAGTGAAGCTCGCCGAATTGCGCGGGCATTTTTTATGCTTGCTGATTGATATACGGTTCTGTACCCCCGTGCTGAAAGTTAATGCTTCAGCTACCTATCAGGTGGAAGACAACGGGAAAGGCAGAACCGTTTTTATTTTCTGCTCATAAAAAGTCTTCCACCATGTCCAACAACACAACCTACGCGGCCCGCTATGCTTCATGCGACTGCGTTATCGAAAGACCGACGGGATCGTTAACCGTCTACAAGGTTTCTAAAGAGGGCAACGAGTCCCTTCTCAACATTCAGCAGGGCAACGATCA